TCTTCTCTTAATCGTTCAATCAACATGAAGAAGATTCCGTAACCTTCTGCGCCTAGCCCCATTCGAACTTTTATCAGTTTATCCGAGTTTCTTGCGTTGCTGTCGTGTGAGAAATAACTTTTCATTACGCACCACCTTTCTAGCTGATTTCTCCTTCTAAAATTTCTCCAGTTTCAGCATCAAAGTTTTGTAGCGTGTCTTCAGATTGTTCAAACACAGGTTCAGCAATTTTGATTTCGTTTGTTTCTGTGTCAAAATCCATTGTTCGTTCGTCTCGAATTTCTGCGGTTTGCATTTCGATTGAAAGTATTCCCCACTTGCTTAATAGGTTTCTTAATACTGTTTTACAAGCCATTGAATCGTAATCACTTGCCCACACACCACTTAATGTTTTTTTATCTTTCATCTTGTTGTGTTTCATGCGGTGATTTTCCACTTCTTGTTTTGTCCAGTAGACTGTTTTTTTGAATCCGTTTAACAATTCGAAATGCCCACAATATCCGATAACCACATCGCTTACACGCTTTTCTGGGTCAAAGTCAATTTCTTCAGTAAGTCTGTTCCAACTGATTAGCTCCCCTTCGTAAACTGGTGTTACATTTAATGCTTTATATCTTCCTGACCGTTGTGCTAACTGAATGTAGCCTTTGTACCCTAAAATGAATTGTGCTTTTTGCACGTTACCATTTTTGTAATCTTTGAACGGTACTAAATACGCATAGCCTAAATTTTTGTCTAGCGGTAGGTCTAACGTTGCTGCAGTCATTGCTCCAGTAATGATTGACATAGGCTCGCATTGTGTTAAAGTTTTGTCGGTGTTTACTACGCTTAATATGCTCGTCATATACGACGGTGCTCTGTCTTTAAGAACTTCTCGGAAACTATTTTGGATTGATTCTAGTTTCATGGCTGCTTTAAGTCCTAGTTCATTTATTGAAACTGATTGTTTTTGATTAGGTGATTTTTGAATTGCTTGTTTTAAACTGTTATTTGTTGCCAATTTATCCTATCTCCTTTACCGTGAATCGTTTATTTACACTTGTATTTGCTACCTTTTCGTATATGTCGGGATAATCAGATTTTAATAATTTTGAATCTACCGTTTTTCTGTTTTGAGTTTTCCAACTGATTCTATAAACTACGCTATTCCCATAAGTAGCATTTCCTTTCCCTAGCGCTTCTTTTAATCGGTTTTCAATCGTTTTAATTTGCGTTTCGATATCTGATTGATATTGTTTTAACTCTATTAAGTCAGTAATATCTTGAATTTGTTGTGCGTTTAATTCGATTGAGTTACCCCGGTAATCTTTCGAATACAACTTGCTAATAAATTCTGTTGTTGATTCGTTTCCGTCAACTGGTGGTGCTACATCAGCTAGTACGTTATTCTCCCAAAAATCTACTAGTCGTTCCGTCATTTGTTCGATGAGTTCATCGTCTCTTTGGATTTCTTTCCATACGAATTTGTTACCACCAATCAAACAAGCAATGTATGCTTTCTTTTTGTTGAGTACATTCAAGTAATGCTGCACTTGCGCTAGATATGCGATAGGAATTTCGTCATCCGCCCACGAATCCTTTAAGTATTCACTTGCTGTTTTACATTCAAGGATTGCATCTTCTCCCACGACAACCCTATCAACGTTCGCAAGTAAAAATGGATAGTCTTTATGAAAATAAATCTTGTTTGATACCCTAACCTTCTTCCCTGTTCTCTTTTCAAACTCTTTAGCCACTACTTTTTCCATTTGTTGACCCCAATACGCAGCTTCACTCGTTTCTGATGTGTCAATCTCGATTTTTCCTGTTTTATCCATCCAGATTTGATAAGGGGATGAATACTTACTTAACCCTAAGACTTTTGCAACATCAGAACCGCCAATACCACGTCTACGGGATATTAACCATTCTTCATAACTCATACCTTCCGTTGACTGTGACTTCATCGTTCAACTTCCCCTTCATAA